GACGACCCCAGGCTCAAGGACGGCACCGATCCGTGCAGCCAAATCGAGCTTTACTTGATCGGATGCCGTGTAGAGTTCCAAGGACAAACTGAGAACATGACTCGATGCCGGCAGGTGATGTTCGCACGTCTTACCATTCATGCCACGCACTATTACGGCGATTGTGTCGATTCCTTTTTTGCCAGCCTCCGCCAAGCGGCGCGCCCTATTAAGGGCGATCGTCTTTGCGTGGTGTTCGCTCCACATGATGACTATAAAAAATTCAATCCGCGCAAAGAGGTTAAGCGAGAAAGATTTCGCTTTCGTTTGTGTCTGCCTATGCGACGATTCCTTTTGTGGCTGCAAGGATTGGCATCTCCGATCGTATAAGTGGGCGTGGCGGTTCTGGCGGACGCTCTCCCGCGCCAACGCGTGGCTGTGGCATCGCCTGCGGCATCGCCTGCGGTGCAGGCTGTGGGGGCATGAAGAACTGTGGCATGACGACCGGCATGCCGGAGGCCAAGGCTCCCATGCTTGGCATATTTGAAACTTGGTCAACAATCCGTGATCCGTACTTTTCCTCATCTATGTGGGTAGTCGCAACTTCACTCGCGTACACAATTCCGAGCGTCCCAACATATGCATAAAGCGCAGTTTTGAGTCGTGATCCCTCATCATAAACAAGCATCACAATTGCCATGACAATGATGACAATGAGTGCAGATATGACAAACGGATTTGCCATGACCGCCCGCATCGTCGTTGGTTTTCGTAGTACAGATCCCGCATCCGAAATCGCATCTCCTATTTTAAACATCTCTTATATCACATGGATAAGACTTCTTGCCGCGTTCACGAACGCAAAAAACTAACTACCGTGTGCTGAGGCCCCACTGCGCTCGCCATGCTTGCCAAGCTCCTCACGTCGCATCTACCAAACCAAAGCCCATACTCGCAACAATATCGTGGAAAGTGCCAGTGATATCTCTGGGATTATAATTTAACTTTGCAACACAACCAAATGCAGGGGGGGAGATGGGAACTGCCGATTCCTGAATGGAACGGCACGGGGATGCAGGTCCCATCGATGGCATCCGGGAAGGGGGGGAGATGTCGCCAAAGTTTCCACAGTCTCTGTGCAGGATATAAGTGCATTGCCAACCCATAACGTCGTTCTTAAGGTAGAAACAGTGGAACATAACATTGACGGCTTTATCTACGCGGAGGACGACGAAATTACTGCCGTCCGAGTCCTGACAGTTGTAACAGACGAGGTTGGGATCATGGAACAATCTAAAGAGGGAGATTTCCGCAGCCGTCATCGAACGCGCAACAATTTCTCCATCAATACGGAGAACTTGGCACATCTGGAACATATGAAGGGGATGGGAGGGATAAACATTCTTTTTCACCAACTGATACGTGTACACATTGTAACACATGTCCGCTCCAGGGCATGTAACCATAGACACTAACTTCAATGCCGCCTGAATCGTGGAGCCCGCAGGCCCCGTACTCTTGCCAGTCTTAATGCTACCGTTTCCCATATTTTCAGGATGAACCGAGATAGAATGAAATGTGTGATGTTGCAAAGAGCATATAAAAAATTCAAATGGACGGCAGCATCTTCGGGGGAGCTCCTGCTGCTTAGGCCGATCTTAATATGGGATTGTTGCAGTTTGCCATCGACTCTTTTTTTGCGACGCCTCCACAGAGTTGCCAGGCGGCATCGAAACCAAATCTAAACTTGCCAAAACTTTTTGCTTCATACACAAAGAACATTGCGTCGTCTCTTAAATACACGAGCTGTCGGTAGTGAAGCGGTTGCCCGTTTGCATCAAATTTTCCTCCAAGGACACCGATCGCAGAACGTGCACCTTTGTCGATTGTTTGCTTGTCGAAGTCATTGTTCCTGAAGTAATGATCTGCACATTGCGGCCCTGTAAATATGTTCGTCGTGACCTGTTTCCTTAAATCTTTGTCTATGTTCGTGTCGTCCTGTGCAGTGAAGATGATCGTGAGCCCATAGTGCCGGCCTTGATAAAACATCCTCTTGATGATCGGATCCTTAATGTACTTTTTGATGTCTGCGGCACAGTCGTCGCAAACCAACAGAAGATTGTTGTTTATCCCTTGATATTTCAGACACATCGATTGCTCATTTGTCAGCTGCATTGCCGCATATGTCGTGCTGTAAGATCTGAGGTGTGATTTGAGGAGTGGCACCACATATGCATTAATCTTCTCTGCGACATCGTCGCGATATTTGGCCTTCGCGTCGTCAGACAGTGATAGGTTTGCCGCAGCCTTTCCTATCATGGCATTTGCCCATCCGTACAACTGTGACATGTATGACTGGATCGCTGGGTTTGGATGCATCGCAAATAGTTGTGACAAAATTGTCACGTCGTTCGTCTGACCTTTCACAAACGTCACGGCTTCCTGTCTTTGCCAGATCTTTTTAAGCATTCCAATAGTGCACTCATTGAAGATTAGTTGGTCGGGCACGATTCCCGAGAATGCGCGCTGCGTCGAATTCGATGGTGCCATCACAATGCATATCGGCACGAATTGCCTTAAGTAATTCATGATGTCCAATGTCAACACTGTTTTTCCCGTCTTTGTCGGTCCATACAAGAGAATCGTCCTGTTGAGGAGACGATCCTCCGTCTTGACAAATTCTTTCACCTGCATGGGCTAGGCGAGAAAGATCCTCATTCGAGGAAGAAGTTTATCATGTTTGCCATCTATATCATTGGCAAGAAAAAACGATGTGAATCGTGTGCAGGTGCGTCAGCCATCCAAAAAAAGATTCATCTTTCTTGCCTCACTACGTGTCACTCGCGTCGAGCGCAGCGAGGCCGTGCGAGAAAGAAGCTTAGAACTTTTGTAGCAGTGCAGGAGAGTTGCCGTCTGGCGCAACGGCTTCCGAGAAGAACACGCCCTTGTCGACGGACCCATCTTCATTCATCCGCACAATCGGGACGGCGATCGTATCGTCGGGCTGGCCGGCAATTTTACCTTTGTCATCAAGTTTGTACTCTTGGATATCGATCTTCTGACCATCCAGCACAACACGCCCAAACTCCTTTGCATTCTTCTGAACACCAACATCTGTCGGGTTGGGAGTCGCGGCCGGACGCGTCGCTGGCACGGCGACGGTCAGCGTCCCATTTGGTGATGGGATCGGCGTTGGGCCGGGTGGCGGCGTGGCAACATTTTCAGCTGCGGTCGTCACTGCGGTGGCGGCCGACACGGCGGGCGG